ATCCATTCAGGACCACCAGATACACTTGTTAAAGCAGAAACAGTTGTAACTGCAGATAAACAATCTAACAATTTTAAATTAGAATTATCTTCATTATCTACAAATTTAAATTCAGCCGTATCCTTAGAATAGTATGTATCTTTTACGGCTGCATCAGTATATGGATATTGAATTTGTGCATAACCTTCATCACCCATTGTTGTTCTAACAGTCAAAAGCTGATTAGAAATGGCGAGATAGTTTTCAGCAGCAAAGTGACCATAATCGTCAAGATTTTCGGGCTGACCATAAATGTCTACGAAATTATCATATGATGTGGTTAAAACTCTCTGGTTTACAGGGCCCTTATTGGACTTCATTACGATAGCACCTATGCCTAAACCTGGAAGAGAATTTGAACGGATGGTATTATCTTTTTCTTTAAAGAATATACCAGGATATGTATATTTTGCCATATTTTCCTCTAAATATATTAAACTTAAATAATAAACTCACTCACTCACAAATTAAAAGAACGATTTAATATATTTATAACAAAGAAACCTCACCTATATGGGTGAGGTTTTAATTTTTAACAATATAAAATTTATTTAGCCGAGTAATTTGAGTAAATCCTGACGAGCCTGACCGGCACTCTTGAATTTGATACCCAAACCACCAGCCAAAACAAATGCTTCTATATTCTTTCCGAAATCATCTATCAAAAGACTTGTGCTATTTGCGTATTTGGCCTTGGTTTTGCCATTCTTAACTATGTAAATGTTCTTATTTGGAACTTTGGTATTAGCCATTAGCCATTCAATTTTGCCATTTACACCATCACTATAATTTACCTGTGATAATATACAGAGGTCTATACCCTCTTCATCGCAGAATTTTTCTAACCACTTATAGAAGCGTTCTCCCTCTTCAGTCCACTTCATATTAGCCCAAAAATCTATACCAGCAGAATGAACCTTTGCCCAATCTACCTTATAATGCTCAATGGCATCTATATCCTTACATGCACCACGAAAGTCAGTTATGCAACCGTCCATGTCAAGATATATCGTGTCTATTTTGTTGTTTCGCATATATTATTTATTATATTTAAAAAATGTTGCCTATATTCGTCTAAATCATTCCATTCAAAGTCTTTATGTGCTGTTACTAAATTCAAAATTTTCATAATCAATTCAAATATAGAAAAATCCCCATTTATATAGGGGATTTTTTAAAAATTATTTTATTTGTTATACTTCACTACTTGTTGGTTTGTGTATGAACCTTATTGTCAATGAAGATACCCATTTGAGAAAGCAAATCAGACAAGGTCTTATTATACTTTTCTTCAATACCAGTTCTAATTTCTTGACAGTACTTAATGTAGTCATCCTCACTCTTGAAATCGGTAGGAAGAACGAGCTGTTTGGTAGCATATTCAAAAATACCTTCACCAATTTCGTCACCGAGTTTACGAAGACCTAACTTCATAGAAGTACCATTTACATAGGAAAGAATCAAACCAGTCTTACCTTGTGGAGCAGCAGGTTGAGCCTGTTGTGGCTTTGGTGCATCAGCATCCAAACCATCCATTGTAACACCTTCTTCATTTAATTTGTTGTGGTAATAATTCTTGAAATCCATAATATCTCCTAAATTTTTATTTTATTTATGATTAAAAGTTTTCGTCATCTTCATGAGCCAAGGTTCTACAAATATCTTCCAAGTCTTCGCTCACTGAAAACTTTGAACCGTGGGTGCTAACAATATACTTCCACAACTTACGATATTTGTCATCTTCATTTAAATTCTTATAATAATCAGTATTTCTTAAAGCCTTCAATGCACGGTCGCTCTTAATCTCTAACATTAAATCGGTTTCTTCTGCTTCTTTAAGAAACTTTCTAAAATCATCCTTCAATTCAGTTTCTTCAAAGAGTTTATCCATAGCCTTATTGAATTTTGTTTCGTCATAGTTCAAAGTCAAATCAAGAATTTCTCCATATTTGGCTTCGCAAGCATCTTCAGTTAAAGATAATTTGTCAGCAACGAAAGTCAACAAATCAGCATAGTTTTCTTCAATATCGGATTTTTCTTTGAGTAATGCTACCTTCGTTAAATAACTATCAATGGCACCTTCAAGAGAATCACGGGTAATCGCTGGAACCTCAAATTGTTCATAGGATTCTTTGTAGATTTCTTTCTTGGCTTTCTTATAGTCAGCTAACATTTCCTTTACCATGTGGGCTACTGTTGCCACATTTGCATTTGGCTTGGCCTTCAATGAAGTATGATTCATTAAATCGCTAAACTTGCCGTGTTTCTTTGCCTCTCCACCAAGCTTAACCGATAGTGTGCCATCGTCTAATGCCTTGATAGAACCAATTTTTGCCTTACCAATAATAGAACGGTCTATAATATCATAAGTTCCTTCATTGAACTTCTCAATACCAAAACCGGCATTGGTAAAGATTTTCAAAATCTTTTCAATAAATTGTGATTGTCTATTATTTTCCATAATCTAAAACTCCTAATTACTATATTTATATAAGTTCATTGTTTCGTGTTGAAACTTGTGAAACCCACGGAGCATCCTTCACAACTTCTTCATTTAATTGGGCATCTTTTGTACCAAATTTCAAATTATCACTAAAGTCGCCAAATCCTTTTAGGTTTTCGTGTTCCAAAATAACTGTTGCACCAAATACACCTGAAGTTCGCACAGTTCCATCCTTATTCAATGTTCCAGGTTTAACCACATAATTAGGGTCATAATAAATTTGGTAAATTCTATCTCCACTCATTGTAGGTTCAATGGAAGTAGAACTAATATTGAGCCAATTACCAGAGTTTGCCGTTACTTGCCAGTACTGCATAGCAGGACCACTCCTTGCTAGCGGATTGTCGGTATAGTCATACCAACTTACTGGGGCAGTACTGCTCAGTGCTGTCAAATACTGGTTTATTGGTTTCCAATAGTCTGCCGATGTATCATTTCGTATAGTTTTTGTTAATAAAAGTTTACTTCCAATAGGATAATTAGTAATATCCGAAAGTTCATTATATTCATATTCGTAGAACCAACCAGTTGTAGAAGATATAGGTGTGGGCTGATCTTCAAATGGTTTCAAAGCAGATACTCTACCAATTTTCGTGCCAAACTGATAACTCAAATCGTGTCTGTTTGTGAAACTTCCATCATAGTTACCCAACAAGGTTTCATTCCAATAATTTTTATCATTGTTTACACCAAGTACAGTAACAATTTTATCAATAATAGAAGCATCTTGGATAGGTTTATATAACCACGCTTCTACAGTAAACGAAAATGAAACTGTTATTTCTCTTTTATCTTCTTCGCCAAAATCTTGTGAAATTTCTATATTAGAACTTTCACATTTCATTTTAATGGAACGACGTTTATTGATAAACCAAAATTCTTTTAGGTCTATATATGCTTCAGGAGCAAAACGAACCATAATTTGTTCAAGTATTTGTGTGGCATCAGATATATGTTCAGTTTTGGCTTCCATTGAAATCGTAATGTTTACAGGAACTGGATGAACATCAGACCAAAACTTGTTTGCCATTACATAATCTATACCGTGGACCTCAAAATACTTCTCATAGAACCCTCTTGGTTCACCGCCACCGGAATATCTATCAGCAGCAAACGCAAGACTATCTATACGATAGGTCATATTAGGAAGTTGTATATAATACTTCTTTCCTGATTCTTGTTCTACTCTGAAATCGTGAGACTTCATTCTAGGTCCATATTTCAATGGAACTTGTATCTTTTTAATTGGTTCGCCCTTTTCGTCATATCGTATAACGAACACATTATTGAAATAGTTACCAAAACCAATTAAAACAGATCTAATAGAATCAGCGAAAAAATAGTTAGCGGGATAGCCACCATTTGGTTGCCCTTCAATCCAGCCCTTTTTATACTGGTGGGTTGAAGGGTCATATTTTGGTTTATGTGGGTCTGTTATACCTGTGTTATCGGTCCAATTACTCATATACTATTTATGAGACTTTTAACGCACGGTCTCTAAAGTATGGTTTTAGTTTATCCAATTCTCTAATCACTACATTATCAATATGAGCAATATCATTTTCCAAATCTTTTATGTGATTAGTGTAGTCAGTAATATCTTTCTTGATTTTATCCTGGTCAGTCTTTTGTAAACTAATAACCTTTTGGTCGCAAATATATTTTGCAGCTTCAGTCGCAAATGGTTTTCCCTTCAAGCCAGGCATATTATCAGCGATATATTTAATTGGATCCTTTTCTTCCAGGCCCTTAACTACTACCTTCAAATTTTGCGATGCGAGTAGTCTCCAGTTCATTTTTTGTTTCTTATCTTCGAAAATTCCCTTCTCTACTTCACACATTTTAGTTTCTATTTCCTTTCTCCAATCTACCCATTTATTCATTAGGTCAATCATATTAGGAATTAGAACCTTTGTATCTACATCCTTTGCTATATCCTTGGATTTTGTTCTCTCAATGGCATAGTAACGATAGGTTTCACTCTTGATTAAATGCTTGTGTATCTTACTTTCAAAGTCAGACTCATTTTTAATCATTACTTCCAATTTACAAGGATCAGTCTTTGTGGAAGAATCGTTTACATACAAAACTGTACCATCATCAATCATACTAATCATTTTATTAATGAAAGTATTTGGTGAGAAACCAGGACAATAGCCTGTTACAGTCAATAAGAAATTCTTTTTATCTCTAACGAGTGTGTAATCACATTCGTATTTTATAGAACCTTCACCATTCTTGTAAAGTTGTTCAATTTCTTCTGGAGTAGAAAGGATTTTGCCACCATACTTGTAATCAGGACCTTTCAAATATTTCATTATGTCCTTGATTTTAGTTTGTTTGCCTTTCTTAACTACAACCTTCATTGCTTCTACAACTTCTTTCAAATTGTGTGCAGGTATATTACAATTCAAACCAACGGCAATACCAGCACATTCGTTTATAAAGAAATTTGGTAATCTGGTTGTCAATACAATTGGTTCTTTAAATTCGCCAGTATAATTTGGAATAAAATCTGCTACATCCATACATTCTAGCATTTTCATTCCTACATTAGAAATCTTTGCTTCGGTATATCTATCAGCTGCAGGACCATCAGTCAAACTTCCCCAGTTACCCTGACCAAATACTAATGGATATTCGCTAGTTGCTAATGTTACCAATGAGCCATAAGAGTTACCGTGTGGATGATATTTACCCATACAGTCACCAGTTATACGAGCTGACTTAACAGTCTTATTATCCCAAGTTGCTTTTAATTCTTTGGCAGACCATAATAATCTTCGTTGTGCTGGTTTCAATCCATCACGATAATCTGCTAATGCTCTATCTTCCAAAACATCTAAACCATAATCTTCCATATTCTTATGGAGCATTTGGTCTGTTCCTAATGTTTTGCCATCACTTTCGTGTTCAAAAAAATCGTCAATATTGCTTTTCTTTTTCATACTATCTCGCTTAATATTACCATTATTTAGGATGGTATTTATATCCACTAACAAATATAAAAAATAAAGTCCCCTTCTTGGGGACTTTTTATTTTTTGAAACTTCTTATTTTGTTAAAAATCTTTTGCGATGCTTATCAATTTATTATATAATTGATTTTGTTTTTGCACTAAATTTACTTTATTTTGATAAATTTTCTTGTTTTCTTCATTAAGTTTTTCTTTTTCTTTTTCAATTTCACTTTCTCTTTTATATAATTTTTTAAGTTCTTCTCTATAATAAACCATATCAGGACTATTTATTATAGTATCAACGGCCGATAGTTGTTCCATAACAAGAGAATATGCCTTGTTCAAAAGTTCTTTAACATTCAAATTTGAATCTTCAACTTCAATTTTATCCCACATAGATTCAGTTACTAAATATCCAAAATGAAGTTCAGACATTTTGCTAAAATCTATTTTATTGTAGGAAACTTTAATATTATTTAGCCCATTTGAAAAATTCACAAAAATTAAATTTGTTTCTGGGTCTATTTTAAATTTTAATCTTTTTGTTAAATCGTTTTTAATTCCCCTGAACTTGATTAGGGCTGACAATTCATTATTGTTAAATATTGGCTGTACTTTATCAACAAATGGCAAATGCTCCTTGATTAATTCATTTGCCTTTCGTGCTAATTCCATTTGTGCTTCATTATACATTAGAAATCCTTTTTGATTTTTTCTAATTCAAGATGGTTTCGCATTAATTTGTAACTCTTTATTAAATACTGTAATTTCAATTCCACTCTAAAATCTTCCATATCGCAACTTCCATTAAATTGAAATAGATAACCACCAGTTCCATCATAATAACCAATTTCATTAGCCATATTAACTGTGTTATCTCTATCACTATAACGCATAATAAAATCGTATGGATAAACATTTGGCAAAGTATATTCGCCACATTCCTTCTTGATTAAACCATATTTGGTAGCAATATTTGTAAATTCTTCAAAAGTCATTTGAAATCCTCCTCAATCTTTTTTAGAGCAACTTCATTCATAACCATTTTTGTTTTCTTGACTAGATTTTTCATTTGTTCGTATAGCAAATCTTTATTTGCAATATTAATTTTATATGCGTTCCATCTTGAAATTTCTACATTACCATTTTCAGAACATTTAACATCATCAGCAATCCAAAAATTATCATAAACTTGTTGTATCAAAACACGATTTTCTATACCAGGAAAAAATCCCAAAATTTCGTATTTAAATCGTTTAATTTTACTTAGACCAAAATCACTGCAGAGTTTTTCAAAAAATTCAGTATTCATTCAAAATCCTTTTCAATATCTTTTAATTTCTTTTCCATTTTAATTTTCTTGTAATCTAAATTAAATAAATCCAAGTTTTCCATTATCTCATTAAATTTTTCTTTGGTGTATCTACCATTAGTAATTTTAATACGCAAACTTATTAGGTTAGATTTATAATTTTCTTCTAAACAAATAGCCCGCCAAAAAGTACTATCGTAAAAATATCCTTTATCTTTTGACATAATTGGATGATTCCACAAAATTTGAAAATTTTTACGAGGCCAACCGCGTTTTGCATAATCTTTATAAAGTTCCATTTAGAAATCCTCACTAATTGCCTTCAAACTATCAATCGTTTTCTCAAGTTTTTGTGCCACTATTGCCGCTTTCGCATTGTTCGCTAAAATCGTTTTAATCTCCGAAACCTTCAACTGTTCTTTCGTCAAATCGTGAATTACTACCTTTGCAATATCCAAATTATCTGCCATTTCTGCCGTTGGAGTAACATTCAAAATAGCACTGTAATCAAATAAATATGCTTCATCTTTGGAATATGAAAACACTACTTTGTTACTTAAATATTTTGATTCATTTAAACCATAAGACCATACTCTTGTAACTGGTGACTTGTGTTTATCATCACCATACCAATAAAAATAGTTTTGCTCCGGAAAAAACGAAGCATAAACTTTCAATTCATTGATAACTTCAGTCAAATGGTAAATCATTAGAAATCACTCTTAATTTGGTTAATTTTGCCCTGGATCAGCTGCTCCTTGTAAAGCAAATTCTTGTCTGGACTAATATTTGTATTTAGTTCAAATCCATTTTCCTTGAAAACTTCTCGCAAATGTTCCAATCCACGATTAGTCAAACGCAACCTCCACGACTTTGGAACCCTCTCCACATATCGCAATTGCTTCAAGGAAGTCCACACCTGGCTCTGACTAGAACAATATCCGATCTTGTCAATAATTTCGTCCTTCGTTAAACCATCAGGATGGCAGGCGAGAACCTCACAAATGAGGGACCAAAATGTTCGCTCTTGCGTGAAATGTTTTTCGCCGTCAAAAAATTTCTGCTGTGTGCGGCGGAACATTTTATCACATTTAATCAAATAATAATCGTGCATATTTGAAGCTCTTAAATTAAATGTTCATTCATTTCAGCCACAATAGTATCAATCGCACCACGAACAGTCATTCCAGTGCAATCAATAATGCGACCGCCAAAATGGTCGGACCAATGACTACCTTCGGAATCATACCCAACCACAACTTCTTCAAGTTCCAGGTGGTGCTTTTCATCAGTAGGATGTATAGTCAAAATGGTAGCATTGATGCAGTTGCTAAGGCCTTCGTGTTCGCGGCGAATTACTACCTCAAGGGTGTCGCCATTTACCTTGCCGTAAATTCTATTGAGAATCTTCTTATTAGAAGTCTCAAAAGCATTGAGCAGGTTTTCGTGAAATTGGGCGATTTTTGTCATAGTGACCTCTATTGTTGTTTACATTTATTAATATAGAAAAAACCATTGAAACTGTCAATGGTTTTTTGGTTACTTATTGTAAAATTTAGTTTACATTACTCAAAATCTTCATTTATTTTGTTAATTTTTATTAACATTTGCAATTTTTTAATAGCCAAATCAAGATTTTCCGTATTTTTAATATCGCACCAATCTTTGTATACTTTAGTAAAATCGTATAAAATGTCATTTTTTGTCATTTGGCTTTCTTTATAATGTTTGTCAAAATCCAAAACCTGATTAAAACTAGAAAACTCAAATTTTATGTTTGAAGGAGAATATATAAAAGTATAATGTAGATAACATTGTAAATCCAAATCAGATATATCAAAAGATTTATTTAGATTTACAACAAAAGTTATATTATTTGTTGTATCATAATCACTAAATTCATACCCAAGCAAATAATCCTTATTTTTTGCCAAGACTGAAGACGCAGCAGTGTTAAATTCGTTTATATATTTTTCCATTGTGGATAACATATCCATAATATAGAAAAAATCTAGGGCATCCGCTCCCTAGATTTTCTTTTTTCGTATATGGAAATACTTCTATTTGCTAATACCAAGTAATTCTTTACGGAATGCGGTATCTTCACCCATTGTATTTTCACAGGCTTTTTCAGTCGCATCAGTCCATTGTAACTGGATCAAATTTCTTGTGTTTGGATTTAAGCACAAATCGGAAAGTTGCTCTGGTGAACATTCTCCCCAACCCTTTAATCTAGTGATAGTATAATCAGAACACTTTTGTTCCTTCATTTTATTCTCTATCTCTTTACGGGTCATTCCATAAACTTTAGTTTTAGCACCAGCTGCTACGAACAATGGAGCATCTATTACATACAAATGCCCATTCTTAATGAGATCAGGCATATAATTGACGAAGAACGCAGTGCACAAATTACAAATGTGTTGACCGTCCACATCAGAGTCAGCCATTAAAATAACCTTGCCAAATCTCAATTTGCTTTCGTCATAATCGTCCTGAATACCACATCCTAATGCTGCGACCAAGTCTTTAATCTCTCTATTACCTTCACATTTAGCTTCACCTTTCTTTGTTGGTTTACCAAACAATTCTTCTGGTGTAGCCTTTGCAGCGTTAATAATCTTACCACGGATTTTTAATTCGCCCTGGAATGATTCTCTTGCGTTCTTAAAGTGACCACCTGCAGAATCTCCTTCTACGATAAACATTTCTAAGTCATTTGGATTCTTGTGTTTTCTTCTATCTGCATCCAAGAACTTATCACTAATGTATCGTGAACCAGCATTTAATGTTTTCAATCCCTTTAACAAATCCTTAGATGCTTTCATTTTCTCTTTTTGTTCAAGCATCTTTTCCGCATAAGTTACTATACGATTTAATAGTTCCTTATTTCTACGGAAGAATTTGGCGAGTGGTGGTGTTAACTTCTCAATGATTTCTTTTTCAACTGGAGTATTAGTCAATTCGTTCTTTGTTTGACCCTGATATTGTGGTTCAGCCATTTTATGATGTATGGCACCGACAATACCTTCCATAATATCGTCATTGAGAATCTTCTTTTTAGAGTTATCTTTAATCACATTACAAATAGCCTTCTTCAAACCATTCAAATGTGTTCCACCCAAATTCGTATAACAAACATTGACGAAACTTCTAAATGAGTTACCATCTTTCTTTGTAAAGTTCAATGCGACTTCGGTGTATTCGTCCTTGTATGTAAACAAATCGTCTGAATCATTTTCAGGACAAACTAATTCTTCCAAACCCTTTTCGGAATAATACTCAGTTTCTTCGCCATCAATAATTGTGTAAATGTGTAAACCAGGACACAAATACTGAACATCCTTAATTTCTCTCTTTAATCGTGGCAAATCAAGGTCAATGGAATCAGTGAAAATCGTTTCGTCAGGAATCCAAGTAATTACTGTACCTTTCTTCTTGATCAGTTTCTTATATTCTTCAGGTAATCTACAACGAGTAACATCTGATGTAGCAATTCCCTTCTCAAATGTTTGTGTGTAGAACCAATTATCAGTGCTGTTATTAGACCAAACTTGTAATGTTTTAGATAGAGCAGCTATTGCTTTTTGACCGATACCATTCAAACCAGACGATGTAGCATAATTCTGCTTGTCAAACTTACCACCAGCGTGTAATTGAGTGAAAACGAGGGTAAGAGAATCCATTTGAGCCTTTTCGTTCCAACCAACTGGAATACCACGGCCATTATCTACTACAGTAATTCTCTTTGTTTTAGAATCGTAAAATACCCAAATATTTTTATTATATCCAGCCAAGTATTCGTCAATTGAGTTATCTAATGCTTCACGAAATAATCTATACAAACCATCAGATGGATTTCCTGATACAGCACCAATGTACATACCAGGACGTTTACGAACTGTTTCTAGTCCCTTTAAAAAGTCAATACTATTCGCACCATAATTATGTTCTGCCATTAATCTTCTCCATTAAACTTAAACTTGATAAGGGTTTCTTCTTTATCTGCATTATATTCAACACATTCTACATAGAAATCAGATTCTAGTTCTTTAAAATTAGTTAGCCAACATTCTATATTCTTTTCCTTGAATATTGGCATAACTTGAAATTCAAACAAGTCATACTGTCTAGACTGACCTGGTGTAGATTCTGCATCGTCTATTATTGTTGCTTTATTATTTGATATTTTTACTTTAACCATAATACCCTATTTATAACTATTCAAAACAAATATAGAAAAAAGGACCATTTTGTGTATGGTCCTGTTTATTTTTTATTTTATAAAGAACTTCTAATATTTGTATAATTTTAAGGCCTGAATAACAAGTTCGTATTGTGGATATTTCAACATCATACCATCACGAAGGTCATTCCAAATATCTGATACTCCATTGAACCACATTACAAACCACCACAAGTTTGTTGTGCCATAAATGTTTTGTGATATAATATCAGGTCTACCAACTTCATAATAGTGAACCATATATGATCTGGTATCGCCAAAATCATAATTACCAAAGTCAATACTTCCCAAATCATACTCAAGGAAACCTTCAGTATTTTCTTCTTTGAGATAATTTGGTCTGTATGTTATGTTGTTCATTAGTCACCGCTCCAGTTACCATTTGGATGATCTTTGTAATAGTTACGTTGATCTTCTAAATAACCTTCTTGTGTGTTCTTATTTCTAATAGCATCTTCCTTCACAACATCAATGTTATCCATAATCCAATCGTAAATGTCATCTACAGTTTCTTTTGTAGGTACAACCTGCCAATTTTTCCAATAAGAGTTATGATAATTTGGATCAGATTCAGGAATATCCCAACAAGGAACTTTAATTTTATTTTCACCAGTACCAATGGTACTATTACTACTTTCAAAAAATCCGCCTGTTCTAAGTGAAACTAATTCTGGTTCCCAGTCAAATTCACTATTTTGCTTAACTTTGAAATTTGGCTCAAAATAGATTATAGTATTGTCAATAAGAAAATCATTGTCATAATACAATCTTTTGCCTTTAACAATCATACCAAATTCATCGGCAAGTTCTGCTATGGCTTCTTTTTCTTTTTCATCATATTCTTTTCTACATTTTACACTTTTCGCATAAAGTTCTTTTTTCAATTCGTCTATACCAAGTTCTTTTTCAATTTCAAATGAACGAATATCCCATACATATTTTCTATCTCTACGAGTATTAACCGTTCTTTTAAGAGTATCTATCATTGAACTTACATTTTCTTCACGTGTTGGATTCTCCAACCATTCATCAATTTTCTTTTTAAGAAGTACAATTCTATTGAACATATTACTAGTATAATCTTCCGCATTTACAGTAATCATATCCCATAAATCAACCGTTGTTATTTTATCTTCTTTTAGTATTGAATAGCCACGGTTCTTTAAAATCTCTTTTGCTTCTCTTAATAACATTGTTTTTACTCCTTCACAATATCCCATTCGGTATATTTATTTTCGTCTAAATTTAATTGGTATAGTATTTCTTTTAAATACTTGTATGAATCAAGTCTAGGTTCCCTTCTATATAGAAGCATTCCACCATCAATTTGTTCACAATCTTCATCATTTACAGTCAATTCTTCGGCAGAATAATCTGGGTCAATTACCATATAGTCTTCGTCTATATCTTCAGGACCATAAAATGAACCAATGTTCACATATCCGGTGTAGCCATCTTCTATATCTTGGTCTAGCAAATTATCACCAGAACCAAATTCAGCTACTACAAATATATTATCGTTAGCATTATACCATACCATTTTTATACCTCTATTATTTATCCGACGTAGATAAAGCCGTGGGGACTTTCCTTATCAATTCTCTCAATAGCAGCATCATATCTTTCTTTGTATGAACTATACAATGAATCTCCATTTAACTGACCTCCACCAGCAATACTCAAAGAATACTTTCTCAAACCATTAGTCCATAACATACCGCACTTAGTAACTACAAGTTCTTTGAACCAATAGTCATTAAATATTCTATATGATTTTTGTTTCTTGACTACTTCTATTAGTCCGTGAACATGTCTCCTTGGTGAAGGCCATACACTCAATTCTTTTTCTTTCATATTATAACGAACTTGATAACTTTCGCCAAGATCAAATTTGACCTGTTCAAGCCAGACTAATTGAGCGTTAAAATTACCCATTACGTCGCCATAACTAGAATCGCCATAACACATACCATTATAATTAAAGGTATTTAAACCTTGAATGGTATCATACAAAACATTGTGTGGAACAGTAAATAATTCGTTTATATTACCCAACCAGTTGGCTGTTTGAAAATCTACAACACTTTCCAATTCTTGACAAAGTTTATAGTGTGTTTTACCTGGTAATAATTCCATACACAAATAATCACGATAGTTACCTTCACGATAATAGTATCTTTGAATGTATTGAACCATATCTCTAATGACATCTATAATTTGAGCATCACTTAATTCAACACAAATTACTGGCGAACCCAACTGGCCCTTAATGTAGGCAATCAACTGTGGAATGTTCTGTATTTCGTGATAGGCCATGAAGTGATCTTCTTGGCAGCAATAATTATCTTTAGGGATATGTTTTACAAAATGTGGTGGCACTGGAGGAGGTTTAGGGCCATCTTTTGGTGGCACAAATGTTCCAGGTTCTGGTTTAAATCCAGGTGGGAACGGTGGTTTTTGTTTCCAAGGATGTTTATTATCATTTGCCATAATGTATTTATAATATACTTTGATAAATAATATATGACGATAGTAGAACAAACAAGCACAACAAATACAACTTCTTGCAAAAATAGAACAATCAAATACATAGTAATTCATTATACGGCAGGAACCACAAGTAAGAGTGGAACTGCTTTATCTACCGCCAAATATTTCGCAAAAGAAGCTGCAAAAGCGAGTGCTGATTTTATCATTGACGATAAAACTATTGTCAAGTTCAATCCAGATATAAAGAATAGATATTGTTGGCATTGTGGTGGAAGTAAATACAAGACCAAAGGTGGGTCATTGTATAAAATCTGCACAAGTGCTAATTCAATCGGCATTGAAATGTGTTCCACTAACACCACTAAAAAGGTTACAAAACCAAATGACGAAAACTGGTATTTTACCGATGCTGTAGTAGATAACTGTATTGAACTTGTGAAATCTCTAATGGAAGAATATAATATCCCTGTTGAAAATGTTATTAGACATTATGATGTCAATGGAAAACCTTGTCCAGGTGTAATTGGCTGGAATGAAGATACTAATGATACTTCTCTTTGGGAAAACTTTTTAGATAAATTAAAACCTGTGGAAGAACCAATCGTTGAAGTTTATGACAAGGTTTGTGAAGATCCAAAACCAGCTATAAAAATTGAACAACCGACAGTTCAGCCGGTTGAACAAACTGTATGGGAATCTAAAAGTTTTTTAGATTCAATCATTGATTTTTTTAGAAAATTATTTAATTAAATTTTCGTGTTCCAAAGTATATAATTCTTCTAAGGTAATTTCTTGTATTTTACCCGTATGGTCTTGCACATTCACTTTTGCATCACCAGTCAGACATTGATATTCTTGTCTTACGAACAATTCTCCATTATCTTGAATCTGTTTTTGTAACCAGGCCTCATCTCTTCCTTCTACTTCGTACCATTGAACTTTACAAGGTATAAAAGAATTCTTACCAGCAACGGCCTTAGTCCAAATATCATAGAAGTGGTTCATTCCCTTTGGAGTAGAAATCAACATCATCATAGCATCTTTTTTTGCAGCTTGGGTAGGGAAAACTGATTGCATAAATTTGCTTGCCATATTGTCATCAATGAACGCAAATTCGTCAACCAAAAGAAGGTCAATTGACTTACCACGAACAGACGAACTAGAACTAGCACCAGTGAATATTTTAGTTTCATTCTCCATTGTAATTTCGCCATTGTTCCATTTTACAAGGCCCTGTTGCAACCATAATGGAAGTTTAATATATGCGTTCTTAATACGAAGCAAAATTTCTTCGGCCTGAGATGCCTTGTTTGCTAGTACAGCAATAGTTTTGGACTTGTGGAATAACGCATACCATAAAATATACAATGTAGCAATAGTTGTTTTACCTGTTTGACGGCCCATCATAATAATACGATTATTCTTTCCAGGTATTTTTGCACAAATTACTTTAACTATCTTTTCCTGATAATCACGAAGTTTCATTTTCTCTTCACCGGCAGGTCCAATAATCGTGAAGTACTTGGCAAAATAGAATATACTCTTTTTACATTCAAGATATTCCTTTACCTGCTCTTCAGTCATCTCTACATTTTCGCCTGCCCCACGGAGCATTTCGTTCTTAAAAAACATAAACTCACCTCATTAATTCTTCAACTTTTTCTTCTATCTCCGTTTGTGTTGGTTTCTTATGGTTATACAAATATGCTCCATAATACCAATTTTTAAGTTCATTCAATACAGCACCAAACTGTGGTCCTTTTACTCCACAATCTATAATTGCATTACTCAATTTCTTATTATCTTGTAATACATTCTTTGCTAAATCTATAAGCACCTTTCTATCTTTATCACTAATAGCCTTATCAAAGATTATATCATTAACTGCATTCAAGACATTAAAATCGGGATTAGTAAATATAGTTAATGTTTTATTCAAATCGCCATAAAGATTATTTACGAAACCTAGATTAGCATAAACGAATTTCAAAGTTCTCAATAAATCATTTTCCAATCTAAACAATTTGATACAT